CGCGTCTCCCTCTCCGTCATTCCCGTGAAAACAGAAATCCAGAGCAGGTTTGTATGTCCTCCTGCGGAGGACTTTGACCTCCGTTTTTCTCCTGAAAAACTCCGGCCTGCGCTGTCGCGGCTCATGGCTGGCATGGCCTCCTGACCATGCTTCTTCATTACGTACCCAAAGAGCCGCGCTCCACATTCAGCCGCAGCGCCACGCCGCGGCCCTCACGTTCCTGCACGCTGCGGATCGCCCACACCACGCCGTCCATCTTCAGCCGCATGGTCGCATCCACATCGTCGCGGTAACGCATCACCACCACCGCGCGCGGCCGGTCACTCAGCTGCGCCGCCACCACCTGTTCGCCGCGACTGCCTTCCCCCGGCTCCACCTCCGCCCAGACCGTGGCCAGCACACTCCAGCTCAGGCTGTTGCCCCCCGCCCCGTCGGCGGAAAGAACCGGCTGCTCAATCACCACGCGGCGGTTCAGCCGCGATGCCAGCGTCCGCGCGCTCATAACCGCACCCCGCGGTAACGTGCATAAACAGCCGCCGACGCCACCGGCGGCAGCACGCTCTCACGTTCGCCATACATCAGCGTCACATGCTGCAGCATCGCCTGCCGCACATCGGCGGGCACGTCATCCTCCGCATCCCCGAAACCGCAGACATAGCGGATCACGATCACATCGCCCGCCAGCGCCGCCTCACACACCAGCTGCGTCTTATCCGCACTGAGCCGGTAATGCGTATCGCTGATGCTCACCTCATCCACCGTCACAAACGTGACCCCCTGCACCGGCCCGTGCGGCAGGCGGATGCGCTGCGGCGCACTGTCCTCATAGCTCAGCTCATAGCTGCAGGTGATCAGCGCCATGCCACAGGCCGCCTCTGCCTGTTCCTGCGCCGCTGTCGCCAGCCGCGTCAGCAGCGCATCCTCATCGCTGTGTTCAATGCGCAGCCATTCCTTCACACGTGTCAGGCTCAGCGCCGCCGCAGCAGGCGCAATCACGCGCTCCACCCCACGGGCAGTCGGTAAAAAAGTCATGATAAGTCTCCGTTTGGTTAGGAAAAATCGGGAAAGAAAATCAGAAAGAAACCAACGCCATCAGGCGTCCGTCTTATTTGCGGGCAAACGCCGCCAGAATGCCGACCGATGCCGCAAGCCCGGTCAGGTTGGGGATCTGAAGATTCACCGCATAAGACGCCCAGCCCTCGGCCTCCTGCTCGCTCATGCCTGCTTTTTTCAGCACATTCTCCAGCGTATTCTGCACCTGAATCGACTGATCGGACAGCAGCGTATTCAGCAGGATCACACTGCCGACGCCCACCGCGCGGTCACCGGCCACCGAAAGCATATTCGCCTTATGCGTCACGCCATTCACCTTAAAGGCCCGCGTAAGAAAATCCTGCGCATAATATTGCCCGACAATCGCCGCTCCGGCCTTCAGCCCGTAATTGTCGGCGAAGAAATTGGTAATCTCTTTGGCCTGCTCATCGCGCGGCTTCTGATGGCGCTCGGCCCGCTCATCCGGCGGATCAAAACTTTTCGCACTTTCCAGAAAACCGTCAATCGCGTCCAGATTCGGCTCGACCACATTTTTACTCAGCTTTTTACGGATCGCATCCCACGGGCGATGCAGCATCGTCCCGCTGACCACGCCCGCCACTGCCGATGCCCCGACCACCGCGCCGACCTCTGCCAGCACCCGCGCCCAGACAATACGGTTGATATTGGGTTTCGCGCGCACATGTTCCTTCAGCGCCGTCCAGCCGATCCGCCCTGCCTTCGCCTCTTCAGCCACCGGCGCAGCCGTCATCGCGGCGCGCGGCGCATGGCCGTGCGGCGTAGCGGATGTGTGCTTCCCCGAATCGCTCATTTCAGGCGCACCTCTCCTGTGGACAGAATATCATGAGTTTATTCTAGCACCTTCCGGGCGTAAGAATGTGACAATCCGGTGAAGTATTTATGTCTTCGCAAGGCGAAGACTTTGTTCCTGCACGCTTCACTCCTGTTCCGCTTCGCAGGGCTTTGCCTTGCGGCAAAGATGGCTCGGTCTACTGACCTCGCGGGCGAAATACGGCACATTCTGCTGGCCATACTTCTTCATGACACGAGCGTATGAGAAATTCTGAACGCCGGTCAGCAGACCGGCCCTTTAGTGACCGAAGGTCTCAGGATTGCAGCCGAAACAGCAGTGCAGGCTGCAACAAAAAGTCCGCCCACAGGGCGGACAAAAACTAATGATCTTTGTGCTGAGAGGGGTGACGCGGATCGGCTTTGACAATATCGCCTTTGATATTTCCGGCCTGTTCGGCGCTTTCAATATCGACCATCGCATCATGGTTGAAGCCATATTCGGTGCGCATTTTTTCTTTCACCTCTTCGGAAGGCTCGCCTTCACCGGCTTCAATAATCACACCATATTCTTCGGGATAAAAGGTTCCGTCTTCCTGCGCAGACATGAACTCTTCCAGCCGGTCAGCCCGCACGCCCACATAAGCGTAAATCGGCCCACCTTCCGCATTTTCACCGCGCACCAGCAGGATGCAGACGGTTTTTTCAGCGATCATTTTCTCAGAACGGGTCAACTCAACCATAGCTGCAAAATAATTCACGCATGGGTTAAAATCAAGTTAATGCGCAACCAGCCACCTGTTACCGCGTCTTTTTTCGCCATTTTCGTCTTAAATCCGCCGGAGTGAGGCATTTCTGCCCTCCTGATCGCGGATATGGTTAAGATACTGGCTCAGCGCATCCACGCAGTCATCATGCCGCCCGCCGGGAAATTCCAGCACTTCGCGCTCAAACTCCGCCAGCCACGGCGCTTCACGCGGCAGCGCCAGCCGCCCCGCCTCAATCAGCGGCGTCACCTGCGCAAAGCGCGACAGCTTGTCGCCTTTTGGCATCACCGCAATCACCGGCAGCATGGTAGAGCGCCGCAAATCCTGAATCAGCGACTGCCCGCTGGCCTTATCCTCAATCAGAATGGCATGCGGATGATCCCGTTCCGCCAGCTCCAGTGTTTTACGTTTCAGCTCAGGATATTCCACCCGCCCCGACCACACATCCAGCAGGCGATGCTGCATGCCGCGCTGCTCAAACACCGCGCAGACGCTGGCATCATGTCCGCTTCCGGCCTTAATCGCCGTGTCCCAGGAATGGGTAATCCGTGCTTCCATCTTCATCTTTTCGTAACACTTCTTTGCTACAATCCCTTCATAAAACATTAAAAAGTGAGGCAGGCTATGGATCCCGAAATTCTCAACATGCATAATCAGAACATGCAATATCTGCGTGAGCTTCTCGAAAACAGCTCCGATCTGGAATTTGTCGACGAGGGGCTGCAGGCCTATGAAGCCTATGTCACCGGCAACAACCCGGATTTCGACCTCAGCGCCCTGCACCAGCAGCTGCTGGAGGAGCCGGGCGTGGACGGCCTGCCCAATCCGGTCGGCGAGTTTAACGATCTGCTCGCCCGCCAGAGCATGCGTGAAATCCGTGACGCGATGGATCACGATCCGGTCACCGGCGCGGAAGCCGATGAACATACCGTGCCCGACCGCGACACCATCCGCCAGCTGATCGAGAACAATCCCGACGTGCTGGCCGGCTGTATTGAACAGATGAAGGAAGCAGGCGTCGTCCATCCGCATACGCCGGATGAAAGCGCCGCACAAAGCCCGATGGTGCAGGCCTGCGTCGTAGCATCCACCACCGACATTCAGCGCTAAGCGCGCCGGTACATCATGACATAAAGCGGGCCTTCACGGGCCCGCTTTTTCTTTAACGGATACCGGGATAGACGCGGTCTAAACAGGCCATGCCCGCACGACTGCCAAGCAGCTGCGCACAGCTGTAATCCTGCTTCTTCATTTCCAGATCGCAGGCCGCATAATCGCCGCCTTTTTTCTTGCAGAAAATGTCACGACGCCGATTGGTTTCCGTACGGATATCCGGCGCATTCGGATCGTTCAGCATCTGCTGCATGCTTTGCGGCTGCTGGTTTTTTTTCAGCAGGCTGTTCAGGCCACTCTGCATTTTGCGTTCAGTGGCGGTCTGCTCTTCCGGCGGTGTATAATGCACCTGCGCCCGCTCCTCTTCGGTTTCCCCGAACAGCGTGACAATGCCGCCGATAAACAGCGCAAAGATCAGAAAATATCCCCACCAAGGCATAGGCAGATCATACGCCTGTTTCATCATATTGTCATGAAATGTTTTTGCCCCGCTGCGGGGGGTTTTTATCTGCCCCGCTGCGCGATTACCATCGCTCGCATGGGCTGATCGCTGGCGCGATGCTCACGGCTGCGGGCGGTCTCCTGTCCTCCCTTCTTATTCCCGTCATACCGGCGCAGGCCGGTATCCGGAACTTTGTTCTGCACACTTCACACGACCGTCACATAAATCGCGTAAGCTGAACGCGTTCTACTTTTCTTGAAAAGTGACGCAGCGACCTGCCCCCATCCACGGGACGCGGCTGCGAGATGAGGAGTACCTCTGATGACTGAACAACTGAATCCTGCCACGGACGGCATTGAATTCTACCGCAAGGGCAACCGTTTCCATTTCAACGGAATGGAGCTGCGGCT